TTCATCACCTGCGACATAAGGAACGCATCGTGCCACTCGGTAAACCGGAAGAGGGTCTTGGTGGTGTAGATGTTGTAGAGGGATTCAATGAACTGAAAGGCATCCAAGAAAGTGGGGTCGAAAAGAAGATACCCACTGTCCATATAGTTCCAAGGGTGTCCCCTGTCTAGGCACACAACGGTCTGATTATCTTGAAGGTCTTCAAGGATACGTTCAACGCTTAGGTCTTTTTTGAACAGAATGTCTGCATCAAGCCAGAGAATGGGTCCAGTAACGGAAATAGCGTTAGCGTGAATAGCAGAACCGCCGTCAGGCGAAGGGAGCGTAAGCGACCTGTGTTGTGCGAGAGCGGCATCGTAGATGCTGCGGACCTTTGGCCAGAAACGGCGGAACTCAAACCTGAACTTATGCTCAGGAGGAATGTTAGGATTAGGGGTTATGTCCCGTGTCTCGGTAAGAAAGCGGGTATACTCAGGCTCATTGTCCAACCAGTGGATATGAATGTTGTCCCCTTTAGGAAGGTCCGAAGGAATAGGTCCGTCAATGTAGAGACGGAGATTAAACGAACCCTTGATGTGTTCAAGCCACGAGGAGATGCACGTCTTGCCGTGGTTGTTCCAGATAGCACGATTAAATGAGGTGACAATGGTTAGGGTCACTCTGTAACTCCACTCAGTTTAAGGATAGCAGCCGTCACGAGCCACAGGGATAGAAGGGACACGCCTATAATAGCAACTACGGCAGTCACCCTAGTCCACAAGGGGTAGATGTAAGGATTGGTTTCAGAGTCCATCTGTTCCTCTATTAGCCTTTTCTCGTCTCACTTCACTTAAGTACTGATTAAAGATACCTGCATACTTAGTATGTTCATAGCCCGGATGCAAGGGCGTTCCAAGAGTGAAGTGAATAGCGTTAGGTGTCAAAACCTTTTTTTCAGAGTGGTTAGGCACGAAGTTCCAAGACTCCGAAAGAGAACCAATCTGGTCTGGTCCGGGTTTGTACCAGTCAAAGGTGTGCAGGCTGCGACCAGCATCGTTGTTAATGTCTAGGTCTTCATCACACACATCAAAAGACCACATATCGAACACCATAAGGGAGGACCACAGTTTATAATTATACTGTGCTTGATCACGCCCATCCATTTTGATGGTGTTAGTGCCGCTGTAATTGTGCTTTACTACAGAAAGAGACTTACCCGTGGACTTGGCTTCACTAATAAGATGGTTGATGTCAGAGGTGAACACAAAGTCCGAATCTACGAAGACAACCCAACGGTTAGACTCATCCAGTCCTAGACCAAGATATTCGTAATACTGTGGAACGGCGAAACGTGAATGAGAGAAGGTAGTAGAGAACGGACGCTGATCCTTCAAGTCTCGCCAATTACCGTCCGATTCCACGGCCCAAGGCCGATTAAAGATACCCGCGTTACGCAGTTCCCTGTGCCTAAGGGGGTGGACGAATACGTTAGACCCTGAGTGCTTCTTGATACTCCACGCGCAGATGTCATAGGCTTCTGGTTGCTGGTCGTCAAATCCAATAAATACGTGGGTATTCTCTTTGTTCGCTACGCTCACAAACGCACCTCGCTATGCTCGCTGCTATTCACTCCTGATACTTAACCTCCGACCGTATGCCGTACTTGGTTTCCAGTTCAATTTGACAATAGTGAATTGCTTTCTTAATGTCCTCTGCCCCACCTTTCTTCTCTGCTCGGTATGTGTATTTTATCACGTTCCCGATAGTAAAGGAGAGATTGTTGGCAGTGATAAAGGTGATAGGCTGGATTGCCCCGTCCTTGTAATGATTAGACCCACCAATTTGATGTTCCAGAACTGAGGGAAAAATGTCTTTATAAGGACTCTCGTTAGCCCAAGACAGATTGTCCCGTTGGTCTAGGTCTGCGTTACGACGCTTAAGGTCAGGCAGGCTATCAGCCCAGTCCTTTGGATGAGGGACGTAAAAGTTACCAGTATTCATTTGACCTACCATAGGTTCTCCTTCTGAACCGAAGTGGTTCTTCACCACCCAAGAGCCTCCGATACATTTGGAAAGTGTTCTTTTACAATCGCCTTGATCTTGTGCGCCACCATGCGATGCTCCTTCTGGGTGTCTTCACCTTCACGAGACTTGATGTAGAAGATCAGATTACGTAGGTTCCAATTACCCATAAGGGTGGTCCGTGTCAAGCCCTCAGGAAGAAGGGCGCGGGCTTGTTCCTTGGCAATGCCACGAGAAAGGAAGCCTTTATAAGTTCTTGTGGTAAACTCCCATACGTCTTTCATGGCTTGATCCCAGCTAGCACCAAGACGCCAATCACACTCAGCATGACCAACATCAGTTAGATCAAGAGGAATAGAGTTCTGCCTGTTCTTGTGGTCCTGTTTGCGTGGCTCACGATAGGCTGGCTCAGGGTCTACCTCGGCATACCTTTGGCTGAACTCCTGTGGTCGGAACTCGTGCCGAAGTATCTGCCGGGAGATGTCCCGTGTGGTTTCAATCTCGAATACAAGATTCACCAACTCAAATGGACTGAAGTGCCCATGATCCAGCAGATACTTAATCAACTTAGGGGCTGTGTCCGTGTTGGTCTTGTTGCTTGGGTTAGATACACGGGCTACATAAACCACAAACTGTTCCGATGTAAGCACAGCGTCACCTGCACTCACTCCGTTCCTGCTTTCCTCAGGTGTAAGGGTGCTACCATCTCTTTTAATAAGGGGTTGTGTAACTGCAATGAGTTTTACGGTAGGTTCAAAATACTGCATGTCAGTTCCAAAGGTGTCGGTAGATTTTACCGAACAGTTCTAGTCCACTCTGAAGACGTGTTTCAAGGGCGTCGTGCTTGGCGTTCATGGCACCTGCGTCCTTGAACCAGCCCGAGACATCCGACCCGTTAATGTCTTTTTCGGTGTAGTGTTCATCTGTAATCTTGTTATGCTCAGTAGATGTGGCTAGTTCTTTGAACACCCATATCAGTTCAGTAACTGTTTCCTCGAAGGACTTTCCGCCATACTCATCCCTAGTTTCATCCATGACAATAATACCCTTTGACACCTCAAGGTATTTCTCAAGGGCGGGCCAGATGATGTGGGCTAAGGTTGTGTCAAGTGACCACGTATCGTAGTCGTTAATCTCAACCTGAATCTTACGTTCTTTGGTATGATCCTTTGGGTAGCGTCCAATGTAAACTTTCACAATCTTTCTCCATTATCTTATGGGGCAAATTCCAGATTCGCATGAACTGTCAAGGAAGTCAACATCCTCAATGCCCCCTGTTTCCTTTAGGTCATCAAGAGTAACAGGCTTGAGATGACTTACGTATTCTTCGTAGCGTTCCTTTGTCACAACCTCTTGTGGCAGATAGAGGTAGCCAAGGTCTTTGGCACTCTTGGTAGGATCGGCCCGAAGGATGAACGATACCCCTACATAACTGTCCCAGTTCTCGTCAAGCCATTCGATGATAGAGGGAATTTCCTCAGGACTGTACGACACAGTGATGGAAGAGTTCTGTTCCGTCCACTCCGTCATGAAGGTCTTGTACCGTTCAAGCTGGTCAATGGCAGACTCAAGATTGACTTCAGTTCCGTTGACATCGGTGAACCCGGTAACATCCTCCCAACATACAGGGAAAGTCACAACCACACCGTCAGGTTGACTTGGATTATCAAACACCGTGTACCCGGCAAGACGTAATTTCTCTACAATAGGTTCGTGACGAGAGAACGTGATGTTGTTGAAGATATACTTACCAAGGGGCTTGTGAATACCTTCCGTGCATCCTGCAATCTTGGCGGCTGTTCCTTCTGGCTTCTGTGTCGTGATGTTCTTAGGGAGTTCAGTCCCAAGTTCAAACGCCATGGACATAGCACCAGAGATAGCACTGTTCTTTAACACTTTCAAGTCGTAGTCGCTTAGTTGTTTCATGGCAACGCCCATCATGGATGTACCACACAGACGAAGGAACTGGTTGGTCTGGTGCCACTTAATCTGAAGGATACCGTCATCAAGGTTCATAAGGGTCTGACGATAGTTAGCCCGGCCAATGATGTAATAGGCTCGCTGTGCTTCAGAAATAGATTCAAAGGCAGCAATGTTCAGGGTACAGAGGTTACAAATACCAGCATCCGAAAGAAGAATCTCCGCGCAAGGGTTGGTTCCTACAGCCCAAGGGGCACGCTTTTGCATAGCCTCGGCATTGATGATACCCGGTTCACTTCCCCCACTGTCCAGCATAATGTTGAACACATTCACGAGTTCAGCCTTGGAGGGCTTACGGTGAAAGAGAAGAGAGTTGTTAGATTGTGTGCGGTGGTGATTGTCGTGTAGCCAGAAGTCTTTTTTAGCCGTGGCGAATCGTTCCCAGTTCTTTGAACCGTAATCACTGAACGCAATCTCAGCCCCACGCCTACCCGTCTGGATCACACCTAGATAATTGATGATGTCAAGGATGTCGATTTCATCCAGCAGTTGACCAGCCCTTGAACTCAGGAGACGGGCAATCTTGGGGTAGACCTCTGAGATAACTTCGTCACCGCTTGAAATCCAACCGTACCCTTTGAGGCGTCCACCCGCTCCACGCACCTCTGAGAAATCGAATACGAGTTTATCCGCGTCGTATTTGCCAGAGAGTAGTTTACCGATAGACTTGGCCCAAGCCTCACCTGAGTCACCGATAGAGATGGTCCAAACACCTTCATTAAAAGTTTCAAGATTTCCTTCTCGTCCTCGGTCATCCTTGGACTTCTGTGTTCGGACAACTTCAATCTCTTTTACTGGTTTCTTGAATCCATTGAGTGTGCCGGGAACGGGCTTGAATCCTACACCAGCACCGTTAAGCAGCAGCCAGAACGCATCAACCACATCGTTGATGTTACGAATCTCAGTGAAGGAACAGTTGACTTGTGAAATCTCTCGTCGCTTGGATGTCTCCGTGCCACCAAGCCAAAGGGTTCGACCTGCTAGGAGAGCCTTGCGATCAAGGAGAAGGGCTTCTAGTTCCCGCAGTTCGTTCTTTTCGTTATTGTTAAGAGAACGCCCTAGTACACGTTCCCAAAGCCAACGCTGATGGTCCCATACAACACGGTGACACACATCTTTCCACGATTCAAACTTGGTTCCCTCTTCGTTAAGAGGGCGCTGGTAGGTGCGTCTGGCGACTATCTCGGCACGGAGTTGATTTGGGGTAAGCAACTGGTATTATTCCTTTTCTTTTCGAATTGCGCCTCGTCCTAGGCATGTTACACAAAGTGTGATAGCACCTTCGGTGCGCGCAGCTACGCTGCTATTCGTTTCTACTGTGGAAGCATCTTCGATGCTGGCGGGCGAAACGCCCTGATATCCCTTCCCTTTACAAGTTGGACAGGTTTTATAGAGAAGGTTTTTAATCACTCCCATTGAGCCAACATTTGAGATAGATTCTTCAGCAACTTAAGAACCCGCTTTGTCTCCTCTTCGTCACAATCATCATTGTTAACACGAATCTCTACGCCTGTATCTGTATAAACAGACAACCATTTGTCCATATCGTTATACTCGGGGAAACGCCAAGTCTTACGTAATTTTGTCACAGTTTTAACACCTCAATATCCCCTCCCGTACTACTGTCATACTTAGCCGCTATCTCCACGGCCCTCTTGGCACTGGCCCCTGCTTCAAGGGCACCCATAGCCCACTTCCACCCAGACCCAATGACATAGAACGGGGCATCAAACTCAACCAGCCCGTCTACTTCCCAGAACTCCACAGCCTTTGTGTTCTTTCGGATCACAAGGGCAGTAGCATCATCGTTCTTGTCCCCTGTGACAGACCTAAGGCTTGGCATCTCTTCATCACCACGGACGAAGGCACGTAGCCACTTCTGACAGATGCTCAATGTGCCTGCTACCCCGGCTATGTCCCCTTGTGGGTTACGGCCTAGCTTGGATGTAAAGCCCTTATCAGGAGAGACAAGAGTATCACCAGCAAGGATACCTGACCGAAAAACTACAGTAGTTATGACACAATCCTTTTATAGAGCGCGTAAGCGGTCGTATAGGAGCGCAAGCGACTAATGAACCTTCTTCTTACGTGACGTTGGAGTGGGAACAGACATAGCAGCCTCTTCCTCGGCTTCTTCTACGGCTTGGTTAAAGATGGACTCTGCCTGCTCACTTAGGTTCTGTTGCCTTTTCATCTGAATACCTAGGGCAAGCATAAGAATGTCATCCTCACTGGCCCCGTGGGCTGCGATAGACCTAAAGATAAGTTGATAAAGGGCAGACAACCTAACCCACTTATTGTAGTTTGGGCTAGTCCCCGCAGACTGGCTGGATTCCGTAGTATTCCCAAACAGTTGGGACTCAATGCCGTGGAGTTTGTCAATAAGGGAACCACAGACATCACTGATTTCCCTTAGGTTAAGGAGGATATCACAAGAACTGCCTTGGAGAAGTTGTTCTAGGGTTGGGTCAGTCTCCATCCAGTTACACCATATTCTCAATTGCGCTGGCTAGGTGCAGCATACGCTCTTTGATTTTGTTTAATTCTATCTTAGTTGCTTCAGGGAGCCGCATTTGAATGTATTCTGCACACTCTCTGCGTGTGTACCACTCACTGCTATCATACGATAACCAACGGTCAGCGTCTTGGAGATACTTCGCAAGTTGTTGAAGATGGACACCTAACGCCTTTAATACAAAATCATCCTCTTTCTCAAGCGTCTCCCCAAACTCACTAATATTAAACTCAAAGTAATCCCAATGTCCTCCGCTCATGTACGAACTCCCCGTCCCAGTAGACCTAGGCTGACGATATTGGACCTGACTGCGTAGTGAGGCTTGGGGGTGTCAAAGTGAACAATGTTCACCTCTACCCGTGTCTCCCCTCGGCTGTGCCAATAGGCCAGAATCTTGTGGCGTAGTCGCTTAGCCCCTTGGTGGGTAAGGGTGTCAGCATATTCAGAGTAATATCCACGGGTCATGTAGTAACCTTTGATTTGAGTTGCATCAGTTTAAGGAAGGTAGACTTCACAAGAGCGGGGTCTAGAGAGGCCAGATCACACACTTGAACAAAGTCCGTGTCACGTTCATAGACCTCAGTGCCCTCACTGTCAAGCCAATCGTTCACAGTTTTTCCCTCATACAGCCAGTGAATGGCGTCCTTGTATATGGCACTTGATCGTTTAAGAACAACCTCGTTGTAGTGCTTCAGTCTCTTTTGATACTGCCTTGAAGGTCTGCCGGGGTTCTTTCTAGGGGGCTGGCTTGCATCTACTGTAGGGCCTCTCAGGCAATCGAACAAAGCCCTAGTGACTACACTCCTCCACAGCCTTGTCATGTTGTCGTCAGCCTCGTGTTTCTGGTGACTGGGAAGGGGAAAATGCTCAAACAAACCGATAGTCAACAGGGAGGCTTCAAACTGGGTCCAGTCTTCGGGGGTGTCTAACTTTACCTTACCTGTGTTGAAAATAGAATACTCGGTGTTACTCATTGCAGATAATGAAGGGTCCCTTTGACTACACAGAATCCAATAAACAGAACGGTCCATCCCATTATCAGTAAAGAGAAAAACAGTTGAAGAGGAGTCCAATCGTTATCTTCGGCGTACGCAACAAACTTCATAACACCTAAAATCCACCCGCTAACCCCTAGAAGAAGTACAAGAAACAGGACCCCGGCTACAGTAAATGAACTAATCATCTGAATTATGATTCCTATTTGGGTTTGAGGCGTGAATGATTTTGGTAAGATCAGTTCCAATTACGTAGTCAATCTGGTTCTTGATACACCAGTCAGAGTACTTAGCCTTCTTGGACTTGGTTAGGTAGTTATCCTTTTGAAAGACCATGACAATTCTTAGGCCCGGATTGGACATCTTAAGGAACTTCATCTTCTTTCGGTCTGCTGGACGCCACCACCCCTTGACCTCATAGACGGTATACGGATTGGTCTTCAGGAACGGGTCAGTGTACACGAAATCAGGAAGGTAGGAGCGTTCCTCGACAACAGAGTAGTTGATACGGAAGGGTTCGTACCTGAGGTTGATCTTGGTGTGGTTATCCAACCAGAACTGTTCCTCAAACTTGGACCGGAACTTGGTCTTCTTTCCCTTCATCCTTCGGCGTTCACGGCCAGCCTTAGCCACCACCGTATTGATGATGGTGCCTACCTTAGTCGTGGACTTACGCTTGGTTCCTACCTTGTGCTTGATGTTCTTTAGGGGTTTAAGCAGACTCACTTTAATCGTCCAAGAGAACTTCCGGCACGTCCGGTTCTTTCACCACATGGCTCAAGTATTTGATACCATTAGCGTATTTGAAAGCACGAAGGTTTGGGAAGCAACCACCTTTGACCTTGAATGGACACATGGCACACAGACGGTTGATTTCCATGTTGCCCCCCTTACCGAACGGGATTGGCTCATAGCACAACTCAGCCGGGGGTGTATCCTTTTCAATTACCTTTTTTACGTGTTCAATACGATTCTCTACCTCATCCTTAGTCTTAAGTCCAGTGTCCTCATCCACAAGGCACATGGTCAGTTCGCCTGAGGACTTGTCCATCACTAGGAATGAACCGGATTGGCTTTCTTCCTCGGACCCTTGGACATAAAAACTAATCTGATCCTTATACCCGAAGGGGTCAACCTCAGGGTTGGGCATAAGGAACTCACCAGTCTTGAACTTGGTGAAGGAATAAGGAGAGGCAGATTTTACATCTGTTAGAACACCATCAATCTTGGCGTCCATAGACCCCGTGACACCACCTAGGGATACTTCCTTTTGGAAATCCTCCACGGTGTGCCCTGCCAGTTTAACCAGCAGCAGAACAAGAGCCTCGGTCAGTGATCCGAAAAGAAAGGTGATAGGACGGTGAGAGACACCACCCTTGTCCGTCCCCTCAGATCGAGACATGAACCACAGCTTGCGATCAGGGGTGCCTAGGATAGACGGCCTGATGCGAAACTCCTGTGGCTGTGTGCGTTCAACGATAAACCGCGCTACGATACTTTCACAGGCGTCCTTGAACTCAGCAAGCGCCACGGACTGTTCCTCAGGCTTAAGGATATCGCTCTTAAGTCCAGAGACGTATTCGTAGATGTCAGGGATAAGTGTAGAGATGTGTGTCAACTTATTTCCCGAACAGAGATACAACAGTAGCAATGATCCAGACAACAGAAAGAATTACAATTGCGAGGGCGATACCACCCCAAAGAGGGGCCGTGACCCACCACCATGACCAGTCAATCACATTGGTCAGTTTAAGAGTAAGAAACACTAGGAACAACGCACCTAGGAACCATGAATCACTGCGAAATTCAACTGTCGTTTCCATTAAGAAATTCTCCTATGTGTCTAGTTAAAAGAAGGATGTGGCCCTCACACGGTTTATTCGTAAGACACACACACCTAGTAGAAAGGAGCCGAAGTTTAGGGGTGTATAACCGTATCTTATCCACAAGTTCAAGGAAGGACTACACGAAGGGTGGGTAGGCGTAGCCGATCCTAGAGGGGGAAGTAGGTA